TAAAGAAGATCTACGAGTCGATTCAATTTGATAAGATCCATCAATGGATTATTGTTCACGATACAACCAAGACAAGGGGTATCTACAACCAAGTTTTTAGTCACCCGAAGATCATCGAATATGGTCACGTCAGCCCTCCTGGAACCTGTTCTGGAAACAGCCAACGAAATGCTGGACTTATGCACGTGACTGGAGGAATGGTCTACTTTTTGGATGATGATAATATTGTTCACCCTACATTTTGGACTCTGTTGACTAAGTTTGATTTGGATCACTACTACACGTGGGATCAGATTCGCAATGACCAGTTTGCAAACAAGCCTGGTGGTATTCTTGGTGGAGAGGAGCCTCGTCTTCGTAAGATTGATACGGCTCAATACATTGTTCCTAGACATATGTGTCGTCCTTGGCAGGAGGGTCCGTATTGGGCAGATGGTCTTTTCATTGAAGATATCTATGAGCGCTGCAAGGACCAGCATGTATACATTCCGACAATTGCGGCGTATTACAACTACCTTACGACGTAAAGCGGAATCCAGCAAGGTACACTGTGGCGCAATACGCAACCACACTGATCACGAAAATCCACCACCATAACGGAAACACCGTTGCTTCCCGATCCGTAGCCCCGAACGGGCGGATCCTTCCCTCACGCCCAAAGGCGATGGAAGGTTTCAGGTATAGAAATCCAGCAATAAGGAATAGGTAGATGGTAATCATCCACATCCGATGATTGCGGCGGGTCAAATCCATTGTATGAAGCAGTGTAAAAAGTTCCTCACCAAACACAATGAGGGCTGCCCCTGCATACGTGCTCCCTAACAGAAAGGCATTTTCTGATGCCGTTACACGAATGTTTATTAAGTCCGATTATCGTGCAAAAGACAGGGACCCTTTAGACGAGGAAGATAAGAACATTGACCTCTGTATGCAACGAACAGGAACGGGACGAGAGTTGTTTCCCTACCAAAAAATCATCCGTGATTACCTGAAGATTGAGACGCCTTATCGTGGTCTGTTGGTCTACCACGGTCTCGGATCAGGTAAGACATGTTCTTCCATTGCCGTTGCAGAGTCGCTGTTGAGCACCAGCAAGGTTTATGTGATGACTCCTGCATCTCTTGAAGCTAACTATCGCGAGGAGCTTCAGAAGTGCGGCGATCCCATTTATGCCGTAGAGAACCATTGGACAGCGCGCACTCTGACGGATGAAGTTAGGGCGGATGGCAAGAAGCTTGGCATTTCGGACAAGTACATGGACAAGTATGGTAAGATCTATGTGACGACGCCTAGCGAGACTCCTAATTTTGAGAGCTTGGCTACCAACGATAAGAAGGAAATCCGTGCACAGATCAAGGATGTTCTAGAGCAGCGCTTCAACTTTATTCGCTATAACGGTCTGACCAAGTCCAATATCGGCGAGTACACTGCAGAAGGAATGTATGATGATAGCGTGGTGATTGTGGATGAGGCACATAACTTGATTTCACGCGTGATCAATGAGTCTGAGATTACCAGCAAACTCTATGATGCAATCTACAATGCGAAACGCTGCAAGATTGTGCTCTTGTCTGGAACTCCAATCATTAACTCACCAAACGAGATTGCGTATATGATGAACCTCCTCCGTGGACCGATTGAGCGTATCACGATTCCGTTCAAGACAATTCCGACCTGGGATGAAGAGAAGATCACCAAGGCGCTGCGTGGGCTTCCCGAGGTAGATACGATTGAGTTCAACGCGGTCAAGAAGTACGTTATGGTCACCCGCAATCCGCCTCAGTTTCGCTCAACCTACAACGGTGACGGCGATCGAGTTGCGGTCCAGTACATGAAGGACATGGCTTTCATCCCTCAAGCGGCTGACTGGGTTGCATCAGTCAAGAGTAAGATTGAGACAGATGTCGGTGGCGGCGAGATCAATACAGAGAGGGTTACGACAGAGCAGCTTCAGTGCCTCCCTACCGACTACGAGGAGTTTGCAAATCTGTTCCTGGACGGGCTGAATATCAAGAACCCGATGCTTTTTCGCCGTCGTATTCAGGGTCTGGTGTCATATTTCAAGGGTGCCGATGAGCGCCTGCTTCCTCGTCGTATTGATGTGGATAAGACACTTGAGAAGATCTTTATGTCGCCCGAGCAGTTCAACCGATACCTTGAAGTCCGTTGGATTGAGATGAAGATTGATTCCCGCCGTGGACGATCCAAGCTGGATGAGAACTTGAGCACCTTTCGTGTCCCGACCCGACTGGTCTGCGACTATGCGATCCCTCCCGATCTGAAGGTTGGTGAGACAAATGCCGAGGGCATCACTGAGAACAATGTGGCTGACAAGGATGAGATTATCAAGCGTATTCGTGCTCACCCGCAACGATACTTGTCTGAGAAGGCACTGGAGTCCTTCAGTCCCAAGATGCTCAAGATCCTCAAGAATATCAAGGCTTCCATCGGCAACAATCAGTTCGTCTATTCTCAGTATCGGTCTCTTGAGGGTCTTGGTATCCTCTCTGCGATTCTGGACACTGCTGGATGGCAGCCGTACAAGATTGTGAAGGAAGCGAATCAGTGGGTTGAGGATCCTGCGATGGATGATCGCCCTGCATATACGTTCTACACAGGTGAGGAGAATGCTGAGGAACGTGACCTGACCCGTCAAATCTTTAACGGCGTGTATTCCAAGAACTTCCCTGCGTCACTGAAGGAGAGTGTTGAAAAACGAGGCAAGAAGATTCTACAGGTTCTGATGGCGTCTGCGAGTGGTGCTGAGGGTATCACACTGACCAATGTGCGTCACGTTCACATCGTTGAGCCGCACTGGACTCCCGCTCGTCACGACCAGGTCATCGGTCGTGCCATTCGTATTTGTTCTCATGCGACTCTGCCTATGGAAGATCGTACAGTAAAGGTTAGTTTCTACATCTCGGTCTTTACGGAAGACCAGATGAAGACGGCGGATGCGCCTAACATTGTTGCGATTCGTCGTAACGATATGGTGATGAAAAGGTACGAAGGAGACCCAGTGGAGACATTCATGTCCACGGACGAGTATTTGTATGAGACTGCCTTTGAGAAGGAACGTATCAGTCAACGGATGGCACTTCTGCTGAAAGAGTCAGCCGTCGATTGCGAAATCCATCGCAAGCTCCACGCTCGTGAACGCCCCGTGGTTTCATGTATGCGATTTGATACTACTGCTACAGGTGAGGACTTGGCATTCCGTCCTAATATCAAGAACGAGGAGTTGGATGCTACGGTTCTGCGCAATACCTCCAAGAAGCATCGTAGGCTTCAGAAGGTTCTGATCAAGGGGCTATCCTTGATTATTGACCCTGACTCCAAGGAGGTTTTTGATGGACCTGCATGGGATGATAACCAGAGGCTTCTTCGAATGGGAACGATGCCATCCCCTACTTCGATTCAGTTTCTGCCTTGACATCCTCGATCCATCCAGCACACACCTCATCCCACGTCTTAAACTTGAAGTTGGCGGCTGCATCCTTAGCCTTACCAAGGCGCGCAATCATATTCTGCATTGAGGTCGTCAGATCAGATACCGAGAAGTTGGGGGCAATTTGTCCGAGGGGCATAGTTCCAGCGAAGTATGAATAAGAGTCGGGTTTGACAAATTCACATACGCTGTCATCCATGAAATCGCGGTAGGTTCCGATATCCGTAACGATTTGAGGAGCTCCAGTGTAGAGGTGCTCGATCTGACACAGACCAAATCCCTCGCCATCGGAAGTGTTGATGCCAATATCAGCTGCATTGTAGAGCTCGTTGATTGCAGAATCATTGAGCGGCTTGGCAGACGTATCTACCAGGAGCAGACGCTTCTTGAGATCATCACGATCTACCAACCCGTTGCGAGCGAGCTCGGTTGCGTAGATGCGAGAAATGTCGTAGTGTGCACCCTGCTGAGCATTCATGCCCGTAAGGATAATCATGTAACACTGGTAATCAGGAACGCGGACAAGTAGCTGGACGAACGCCATGACAGCAAGATCATGACGCTTGCGCTGAGTATTGCGGTTGGCATTGACCATCAGGATTGCGTTCGCGGGAACACCGATCGTCTGACGAACAGCCAGACGAGCCTGTGTAGGAAGCTTCGAGAACAGGGTAGTGTCCACTGCATTCTCAATTACACGCAGATCAGGAAAGCTGGCATACTTTGCATAGACGTTCTTCCAGTGGTTCGTGAAGAGATAGATACGATCGGCGTTCTTGTTCATAGACTCGATCAGAGGAGGCGCGATTCCCTCGTAAACCTGGTCAACATAGAGCCACAGCTTGTAGGGAGAAACTCCCTTCTCGTACTTCATTGCCTCAATGAACCTGTGAATAATCAGGGGGTCATTGTAGATCATCACCACATCGGGGTTGACCATATCAAGATACTCATGGACCTTGTTGAACCCAAACCCCTCCTCCTTCGGATCCTCGTTTGCGGCTGCGTCGTATGCCACAACACCCTTGGGAACCATACGAAGATTCTCGCGAGAAGGGTGACGCTGAAAGCCGAAGTGATAGGTCCTCACTGCTGGAGCCAGCTTGGAAAGCTGACCAAGAAGATTATACACCACCTTCGAATACCCCGTTGTCTGATCCACATGAGTGCTAATAAGAACGAACCTCATTGTGAAGAATACCTTTTCTCTCCGTAAATCACAAATGCAGGTGAACTCTGCTCAGGATTATTTGACTCAGATGAAGCGCCAGATCATTGCGAAGTCTCTTACTGTTGCCGCGCCGCCTCAGAAGCGCCGTAGCAATGATCAGTACATTGGTATACTCGCCAACAAGGCTGATAGATATGATATATTTGTTGGAGGCGTTGGTATCAACACGCTTGGTCCCGCTACGCTTGGAAAAACATATACATCAATGTGCTGCGTTCCAGCGAACACTGCGACAACCACCTATTTAGTCTAATCTCATCTCTAACACAATATGCCTGGAGCTTTGCTTCAACTTGTCGCAATTGGAGCCCAGAATGAACTTGTCAATGGAAATCCGTCCATGACGCATTTTCGGGCGGTTTATCGACGACACACAAACTTTGCTATGGAGGCAATCCGAATGACCTTTACGAGCTCCAGTCTGGAAATCTCGCCCACAACTACACGAACGATTTCGTGTCGGATTGATCGCTATGCACAGTTACTACACGATACGTATTTGATCATCACTCTTCCTGATATCTGGTCGCCGCTTTCCTATTTGAGTACGGCAGCGCCACCCGCTAACTATGACCAGCGTTCAAACTCGATTGGCTACGAATTCCGTTGGATTGACAACATCGGATACAATATGATCGATCATGTGGAGATCACTGCGAACGGACAGGTTCTTCAGCGCCTCACGGGCGAGTGGCTCAAGTTCTACTCTTACCTGACGCATGACCCGAACAAGCGAAAGGTCGTGGATGAGATGGTCGGAAACGTCCCTGAACTGAAGGATCCTGCAAATGCCTACGATCGTATGAATCAGTATCCTCATGCGGTTGTCCCTCTGAACCAGCCTGGCGGAATCCCGAACACCAAGATCCCTGAGCCATCTATTCGTTCTCGCCAATTGGTCATTCCTCTCCACTTCTGGTTCTGTGAGAACCCTGGAATGGCATTGCCGCTGGTTTCCATGCAGAACTCGGACGTGTTCATTAACGTCACATATCGCCCGTTGAACCAGCTCTATACGATCATTGATGTTGCTCCACTCTCGGCTACCTATGGACAGCGTATTCGCCCAGTGACTCCTGATCAGTCCATTGGACGGTTCTTGTCGCCTCCGAATGCAGATGGATCCTCCTCTAATCCCGCTCTGTCAACCTTTTACCCAGACCCGTATCTGGAGGGTAACTTCATCTACCTGACTGAGATGGAAATGGCTCAGCTCGCAAGCGCGGACCAGACGTTCTTGGTCAAGACCGTGAACTATGTCAACAATCCAGGTCAGTACGGAGGAAACTCGGATATTCAGCTTCCTTTCTTCAATCTAGTAACTCGTCTAGTTTGGTCATCTCAGCGATCTGATAAGATTCTGTCAAACGACTGGGACAACTATACAAACTGGGATAATCCTCATCGTGCTCCGTTTACTCCAGTTGGAACTGCAAATGACGTATACTCTAGTCTCATAAACTCAACCGAGACACAGACGTATCTCTATTCTAGCGGTCAGCAGCAGATCACATCGGTCTATCCCCGCGATCCTGTCACAAACGGACAGCTCCTTCTTGATGGTAAGGAGCGATTTGCACTGAAGCCTACAAGCTACTTTTCGCTTCTTCAGATGTACAAGCACACAACTGGGGATGCTCCCGTGATTCCAGGAGTGTACATGTACTCCTTTGCTCTCAATAACGATCTCTATCAGCCCAGCGGAGCGATTAACGGAAGCATGTTTAACAAGGTTGTTCTTCGTCTCAATCTTCAGCAGCCGCTTCCAACTGCCGCGGGTGTGGCATCTCAGCAGACGGTATGCGTCCTCAAGTCAAGTGTGTTCTCGCCGAATCCAGTAGTTGTTACAGCAGCTCAGTTGGCACTTACAAACCCAGATGGGACCTTGCTGTATCCTCCTGATACGATTGTGAGCGTTGTCAGGAGCACAAACGGAGAAAACCTCATCTTTCAGTACACCTATAATCTGGGTGTCTATGTGGAAGCCATTAACTTTTTGCGCATCACGTCTGGTCTTGCGAATTTCGTGTTTGCTAACTAACAATGGGCATTGTAATCAACCAAGCCACGTGGGGCGACGAAAACGCCACAACCGACATCACCAAAACCATGCAAGAGAAAGCCAAGCCAGGATATCTCGATATGATTGCCGATAATACAATTGTCCCCGCTGTTGATCTGCTGTCTGGAAGCAATGATGTTGCCTTGACTGACAGCGAAAAGGAAGATATCAAGAAGAAAGCGGTTGAGATTTGCGGAACTGCTTCGGACGATAAGTGCATTCAGTTCAACAAGAATCAGCTTGAGTCATCTTCTCTTCAGCAGAAGGTAGCAGAGAAGCAGTCTTCCGCTAACATTATCACGGGTCGTCGACTGACCTTGACGTTTACAGACGATAAGACGGGACAGAAGAAGACAGTTGCGATCCCTGATGGACAGAAGGTTAAGTTTGGAGAGGCTCCTACCTACAAGATGCCTGATCTGACCCCGTCGAACACAATCCTTGGAGCCCTTGGACTTGTAGGGAAGTTGATCCTCACGCTTCTTTATGTATTTAGTATTGCGGCTACGTATCGCCTGTTGATTCTGACAAACCACGTCATGGTTGCGTATATTCTGACTGGTCTTGCAATTGTGGTTACTTACTCGGGTCTGATTACCACTCCGATCGCGCTGGGAGTTTTCAAGTACATGGAGATGAAGGCAGCGTCGAAAGTTGTCCCCGCCTTAAAGTAATGTTCCATCTCGCTTGGATTGCCGCGGGAGTGATTGTAGGAATGTTGATTGCATGTATCGTGATCCCTCCGACACGCAAGCAAGTCGCTGTTCCATCGCCTTACGATACTGACGTGTTTCATACTGACACGGGGTGCATCCGCACCAATGCTATTGAAGTTCCATGTGGCGCTGAAGCAGACTCCTTCAATCTTCTCGCAAGTCTCAACAAGAAGTAATGCTCGACATCACCAAAGCGATTGAACGAGCTGGTCCGTTCTTTTCATTTATCATCGGACTGGGTATTTCGGTCTTATTGTTCCATCGTAACTACGCCACCTACCGCATCCTAGGTATTCCACTGTCCGATGTTGAATCAAAGACGGTAAAGGTGGACGGGAAATGCTACAAGTATCGCGTGGAAGATGCATCGTGCGAAATCGTGTCTCCTTCATAAACAATGGACGACCAGACTTCCCTTGACGCCCTCCTGCCTTCGCCCCAGCTCCCTCAGTCGATGCCGCCGATGGCTGGCGTCTCTGGATCCGATCACATCCAGCGTACCCAGATGGCCCCGTCGTTCAAGCCCTCGCTTCCCATGATGCGACTCATGTGGGCGAACCTGACTTTGTACATCTCCTTCTTTCTGGCAACGGTGATTCTGTCTATGTCAGCGCCTCGTGACCTCTTGCTCCGCTACATCCCGAATGCCTACACATCTGGCGGCGTTGTATCGTGGCAGGGAGCTGGTGCACTCGGACTTGCCGCCGTTGTGGTCTCTCACCTGCTCAACGTTTTCCTGCTTAGTTTCCTCGGGTAAAACGGATCTCATTTTGACAGAATAACCGAATTCACTACAAAATGACGGTTCTCAGTTCTCAGGATATCAAGGAGCTTCTCAATGTCACCACCAAGAACAGCAAGGTCAATGAGCAGATTGGAAATGATCTGGTTGACCAGCTGGTCGTTGCTGCCGAGTGCTCTCGCATAAAGCTGAGGTTTATGGATGCGATTGCAAACAAGCGTTCAACCAAGTTCCAAATCTACCAGATCCACTCTGAAGCGCAGGGAGTAAATATGCGTGAGATCATCTGTGATCAGAAGGTTCTTGAGCGATTTGAGAAGCAGTGCGGTCTCTATGTTCATGCGTCCTATTGGCTGGATGACTGGAGCAATTTGAACTTCACTCTGGAGTTCATCCCGCCCCATGAAGAGCCTCCCGCACCAGAGTATGACGATGGTGAGCGCGCGTACAATCGCGAGACGACGTGGTGAGCAAAAATGGATCTCAACAACCACAATAATTTTTAACTGCTGTATCAAAATGAGTATCAAAGACTGTCCTAAGTGTAGGGTCTACATTTATGATGTTCTTCACCGCCCCTTTCCCTTCTGGCATTCATTCTACGGATTCTACAACCTAAGGGTTGCTTTCAAACTCATCGATGAACTTGTTCCAGAGTTTCAGCGTATTGCATCAGACC